CTAATACCACGACTTCTCCGCAATCATAAGATTTTGCAAGAGACTTAACTGTTCTTACATAATCATGCTCGAAGTCGAGGTTGCCTTGATGTTTCCATCTAAACGCTAGGTTTAGACCGTCAACTATTAAGAGGTTGCCGTTCGGAATCGGTTTCCCATGGTTGGTAAACGATATCGCCATTGTCGAACACTAGCTCCTTATATTCTAACCACTTGTGTAAAAATGTAACATAGCAATCCAACCAACTTATATACATATAATCACAGTTGACTGGAACTTTGTGTGTTGCTACAAAGATCTGTCCATGGTTTTGTTTAAAAATTAGCAGTGGGTTTAAATTCATACCCGCTGCCTGCTCTACTAATTTAGTCCACCACTTTACAAAAGTATTACTTTTTTGTGTGAACATTTTTTCATTAAAGTCAATGCTTTTATAGTGTTTGCACTCTATACAATACACATTTACTTTATGTTCGAGATATAAATCTCCTTTTATTTTTCCTGAGCCACTGCCAGGTGTAAACTCAAAGTCTAACCCAGTTGCCGCATCGAGAATTTTCTTAACGTTTTTTTCGAAAGCGTTACCTTTTCTTCTGCTTCTATTATTCGGCATCTAATCTACTTATGTTATCCTCTTTTATTATTTCTATTTTTTCTAGCAGAGGATGAGTCCAGCCATGAGATACCATATAAGTATTCAGACTGTCCTCTTTTAATAATACCTCTACCACCTTTTCTTTTCCAGTTTCATCAAGTGCTTGATTTACTTCGTCTAGGAAAAGAACGTTTATTTGAGAACGAGAAATTGAACTCATCAATTTCCTTATGGCAACTAGCGTAGCAATATTTACTCTAGCTAATTCACCACTACTGAGTGCAAGTATATCAATAATTTTACCATTATCTGATACTTCTACATTCAATTTATCATTCTCTACTACAAAGTTGATCGCAAATCTACCATCACTGAACTCTGCAAGATAGTCGTTTGTTAAAGATTCTAATTCTTTAACTAGACTTTCAATTTTGTATGCGAGAAGTCCATTAGTACTAAAAGCCTTTTTAAGAATTTCAAGTGTTGATAGTACATCTTCACATTTGCTGAGTCCGTCAGTAATTTCTTCCAACTCTGTCTCAAAGCTCGCTGTTTGCTCTTGTATGATACTAAGTCGTGTATTGTGAGAAGTCCGTCTGTTGTTTTCATCACTTACCTCTTGAATACTCGACCTAACAGCGGCAATCTTTGAGCGAAGCTCTTGAATCTGTCCTTCCAAGTCGTCTTTATTGATGACTGTAGTTGGGAGTTGAGTGTCAATGCTCCTGAAGAGACTTTCCCACTCTTGTATCCTTTTGGCTGCCGTCCTATGTACCTTATTTGCATAATCTTGTTCCTCTAGCTTTTCTTTTAGTTTGTCTAACTTTCCAGCAATTTTGCCTACCTCTATTACATAGAAGTCACATTTTTCACCAACAAGTTCCATATTGATATCTTGTCTACAAGTTGGACACTGAGGAGTTTCTCCAATGTCTGTCCACTCTTGTAACTTTCTCTGATTTTCTGAAAGTTGATATCTAGTTTCTCCCAATTCAGAACTTAAAGGAGAAGTGTCTACTTCTGTAGGATAAAGCTCAATAGCTTTTTTCATCTTATCAATGTCTATTGATTTTAACTGCTCTTTCAGAGAATTATTAGTATTTATTTTTTTATTCGTATTTGAAATATTTTCAAATTCCGCCTGTAAAATACTTAAAGTTTTCTGATCCTCTTCCGACCCAGATGGTAGCTCCAACATGGGTAGGACATCTGTATTTTCCAATTTATTATCATTTAACCATTTTACTAAGGTTTGACTTTTTGCGTCTAACTTGGCAATGTCAAGAGAAGTAACACGTACTGCCTCTTTAAATGTCTCAAAGAACAACACATAGTCGTCAAGTTTTAGTAAATCAATTAGGAACTTTTTACGGTTAGTATCGGTTGCTGTAAGAAACTGCAACGATGCGTTAGTATTTTGATACACTAACTGAGTAAATGTCTTAAAGTCAATGCCCAAGATATCCCCTAGCGTCTTATAAGTATTTGACGCTGTATGAGAACTTATATCTTCACCATTCTTTGTTAGCTTACATTTAAGAGTTGACTTTCGATCAACTGCGATACAGTATTCGTCGCTGTCAACTGTAAACCAAAGAGTAATAGTGTAACCATTATTAATATAACGGTTTGCAATGTCTGCTTTTTTAACATTTTTACTATTCTTATTGAATAAAATTTCTTCGAGGATAAGAGGTATTGAACTCTTTCCTACACCGTTTGTTCCAACTAATTGAGTGAGAGTAGACTTAGTAAAATCTATCTCGTTGCCTTTCCCATAGGAAAAGCAGTTATCCCACGCTAACTTCTGTAGAATAATCATTAAAGACTCCCATTATTTTTTTAGTTTTTTCATCATCAAGTTTGAGTATCTGTTGTAGATACACATACAATTCATCACTAATTGACATTTCACTGCTAAGATTAAGAGTTGCTTCAACTTCTCGTTTTACAACTTTTTTATCAAGCAGTTCGGAGTTCTTTACTTTGGATAGGTCTGCGACATCTCCTTCTAATTCATATATAGTATGATCGTAATCTGTTTGTACCATAAGGTCAGGATCATCAACTGTTTTACGAATTAGTTGGGGAAGGTGAAACTCGTGCCAAGTCCAACTCCAGTCATCATCATCAATTAATAAATAACCAGTTTTGACTTTATTTCTATGAAAAGAAGTTGTCATTGGTGAGCCAGGATACACAATATTTCTTTGAGTATTCTCGTGAGCATGTAGATCTCCTGCAAAAACCAACTTAAACTTATCAAATCTTTCTAAGTCTACTTCTGGTGTAACATGTGGTGGGATTTCTCCTCTTACATGTGTAAATAAAACTTCGCAATTCATTTTCTCAATCGCATCTTTTTTATGCAAGCCCGCATAAGGAAGAATACCCCATTTAAAGTCTCCTGCACTTTCATGCAATTCTTCAGAAGGAAGGTAGCCCCAGTTACTAAAGTCTCCCACAGCTTCATCCACTACTGCGACAAGTGGATTAAGTTCGCTAGTAACTCTTTTTAAATTTGAGAAGAAAGTTTTATTTTTCTTAGTGGCTTCGTGATTACCATCATAAATGATAGTTCTCTTTCCCACTCTCTTTACAAAATCGAAGTAAAGAGTAAGCTCATCCATTGATGGGACTCGATCAAACAAGTCCCCACCAATGATGTGCAAATCGAATTTATTTTCTAAGGCAACTAGTTGGTCAAAGAACATTTGATAGCGAGCACAAGCCCAACTAACAGGTACATTCTTTTGACCTAACTTGATATGCCAATCTGCGGTAAATAGGATCATTCTATATCGAACTCGTCAGAAATATCCTCATCTACAGATCCGCCGCCCTGTAGTCTCTTAAGAAGCTCCATTTGAGCATCTGCTGTAGGTCTAGGAAGAACATCATCCATAGACTTAAGTCCAGCAGTTAGAGCCACTTCTTCTTCAGTTAATGCTCTTGGTTTGCACTTAAGCACTTGAAGATTGTATTCAACATTGAATACCTGTGGTCCAGTTTTCTTTCTTTGGAAAACAATGTCCCATCCTGTTTCAGGATTTGTTGGATCGCCTAAGTCTTCCATGGCGACTAAGATTTGATCAAATAACTTTCTTTTTAAGTTAAGAACTTTTAATGTTCCATCAGACAAATCGATACACTGGACAGCGTATGCCCATCCGCATTTTAAGTCTGGGTAGAAAGTTTTGACGTGATCTGGCTCTTTGTTGTTGAAAGTTTCAGTCTTTCTGTCAAAAGATAAACATTCCATAGGAATATTTTTGCCGTTTTCACCTTTGATCCAGTAGATATATCTAGGAAGTAGATCACCTACTAATCTTACTGTGTGATTCTCTTTGGAACCGTAATTATATGTTTCGATTTTTTCTTTCTGTGCAGAACCTTTGGTCTGCCCGAATGATATTGCCATTTATTTCTCCTTGTGTGTCTCCTCAAACATAAAGTAAATTTTGTTATTCTCTATGTTGAGCAGTCTATTATTAGTTATTATGTTCTCATTCACTGGTAAGTGCCTGAGGTCTAGTGTGGTGTCTCCAGTTTGTCTATAATGATAATAGTTGCGATAAGAAGCGACACCTGCATACTCTGCAACCTCTTTATCACTATATGTTCGACCAGTGGTAAGCAACTCCTCTGCATTAAGCAGAAAAGAGTTACCACCATACTTGTGCTGGTAAAACTTGAAAGTCTTATCAGCATAGTTCTTAGGGTACAATTTGTAAGTTACAATGCGAAGTATCGTGAGTATGTCACAAACCTTACCGTTGCTTACTTTTAGTATTTTGTCCCAGTCGTAAAATATCATATATTATAACAAGATTTTAAGTTGTTGTCAAGAATTATTTTTCTCTGCCTTTTCTGCAGCCTTCTGAGCTAATTTATCAGAGTACTCAGGCTGTATTGTTGGATGAATGTCAAGTTGTGCCATGTTTATCAAGTTGCCTTGGAACACATAACTACCTGTGTGCATCAATTCAATATGAGGTAGAGTCCAAATATCTATGCCAATCTTTGTACAGTTTTGACAGAACATGTAATCTTCGGAAAGATATCTGTTCTGTTCATTGATAATGCAATCAAAGTATGCCATTATTTTTTCTCCTCTTTCAAACTCACCTTCTCTTAAGTGATCTGGTGTGTATAAATATTCAGGGTAAGCTTCTGCATACTTGGTGAAAACATTTCTATGTATAAGCATAAATCCTGTACCTGCTTCTTTAATCTTTACAGGTTCAAAGATTGGTGCTCTCCCGTCGGGGTATGCGTTAGGGTCTGGATTAAATACCATATCTCCTGCTAGCTTTTCTAGACCTCGAGGATCGTCATCATACTTACCAGACTTAGCACCTAGGAGAACTTTCTCCCATGCTATAGTTTTCTTTGGGTAAAGAGCAGTAAGTATTTCGATATCAGGTCTTTCTGTAGCTACATGTAGCATATACATAAGATCAAGTGCTTTCCAAGATATATCACTATCAATAAACAAGAGGTGAGTAGCATCTGATTTCAGAAAATTTGCAACAACATAATTTCTTGCTCGAGTAATCAAACTCTCATTGAATAGATAATATATCTGAATTGGTACTCCATATTGCATACCTAATGCAACTGTGTCCATTAGGGACTTAGTATACATACCGTGGCACATACCACCATACATAGGAGTTCCTACAAATACTTTCATCTTTCTCATTTCTTCGAGATTTAATTGAATTTGCTTTTGTGTCATATTGTTTTCACCTTATATCCTTGTTTAATATAATAACCCATACGGGCACTTGCCTGCCTTGCAGCAGTTTTTCCTCGAAGATGAATGTCAACGACCACTGGGGTCTGCTTTCCTTCTTCTTCTCGAATAACTCTACCAATAAGCTGAGTCAATAGTGGCTCATTATTAATAGGAGTTCCTAGTATTAGACAACTCAAGCAATTCAAAGAAATACCTTCTGAGAATATTGACTGAGTGCCAAATAAAATGTTTTTTGAAGTTTCCATTAACTTCATAGTTTGTTCACGATCTTGGTGTTCCATCTCACCAGTAATGTGAACTGCGTTATCTCCGACTAGCTTTTGTGCTGCTTTTAGAAAAGCAACTCTGTCAGAGACAACTAAAACTTTGTGTCCTTCTGCAGCATACTTCGCCGCTATTATTGCAATGCTATTTACATATTCTTCATTGTAGGCTAGATGATTAATTCTTTCTGCCCACGGAGTAAATGCACCATCTAGAAATCGAACATCGGATCTGACTACGTGTATAACAGGTGTCATGTAATTCTCTTTCGGTGGTTTCATTACATTACTACTGAAATAATCACGAAATACAACGTGTCGTCCATCTTTTCTTTCTAGTGTTCCAGTAAGTCCAATCTTGTACTTACATGGTAATTCATCTATAATTCTTGTAAATGTTGGACTGCTAACGTGATGCATTTCATCAAGTATAACTGTCCCAAACTCTTTCTTTATATCGAGTATTTTTCTGTATAAAGATTGTATATTCCCAACCACGATAGGACTATCAATATTAAATACTCCACTACCTATCCTGCCAGGCGTAAATCCATAGACTTTTTTTACTTCTTTTTCCCACTGATTTCTTAATGTGGTAGTATGAGTAACTATGAGTGTCTTTTGTTTTAGTTTTCCTGCGATAGCTAAACCTGTAAAAGTCTTACCCCAGCTTACCCATGCGTTAATTATTGCGTTATCTTGTATCTCGTCATAAACCATCTTCTGACTTGGTCGTAAATCAAACTTAAAGTCAGGAAAGTCAATTTCAATATTATTTCGTTTATCGACTATTTCGTAATCATCTGGGATTAAATCCATTCTTCCGATAGGTATACTCACCAACCCATCTTTAATAAATCTCCAAGTATGTATGATCTGAGGCGGATCAGAAGGCATACGAGGAGGAATTGTATAAGTCAACTCCTCCTGTATTTTGGATAATAGGAGATTATCACAATTCATGTATATACGATTACTTATTACTGCCTTCACTTTATAATCGCTTTTAAAAATTCTATATCTTGTGCTAACCAATCGGTTTGCACTTCTGGATGGTTATTATCCCACGGACTTGACCACCCCATTTTCATTTTTCTCTGAGTGATATGCTTAGGTAGATAATCCCGCATAACATGCCTCATTAACCATTTTGTTGTTCCAGCACGAAAATCTTTCCACTGTTTAAACTTGATATTACTTGCTATAGATAATGTAAACTTAGCAAAATTCTGTGTAAGTAAGCAAGGTCTAGATTCCATACCGAACATTCCGATAGTTTGATCTGCTGCTAATACATTTTGTTCACAAGTAGTAAGAAGGTCTATAAATAGTCCATTATTTTTCACATCATGACTAAATGCTGCACTAGGAAACCATGGATTTTGTTCTCTCATTCTTTTCATAGATTCTTCATTATATCCTTCTTGAAATCTTTTATTATGATGATTGTATCCACTAAATAATTCATCGCCCCCATCACCTGTTAAAATAACTTTACAATTATCTTCTGCAGCGGCTCTAGCAAGTAAATAACGAGGAGCTACTCTATTCATATCTCCCCAAGGAAAATGAGTTTTATTTAACCATAATCTACTTAGGTGAACTCTTTCGTCTCTTTTTAATTCTACTACCTTAAGAGGTATATTCCATTCTTCACAAGTTTTTCTTGCAAGCTCACTTTCTTCATAAAAAGAATTATGACTCCAGTGATTTCCTGGTGCTTTCTCATAATTTATTGTATAGACATTTAAGTCTATATCTAATTTTCTAGCAATACTTAGTACCATTGTACTATCAAAACCACCACTAAGAAATAATCCTACTTTTTGTTTTGTGCGAGCAGTCTTAACAATAGAGTCAATAAGCATACCTCTAAATATATTTGTTTCAAAACCTCTACTTCCTACAATAAATCCATCCCACAAACTTCGTTTTGTTACTCGATTTTTGTTAAAGTCATACTCTATAATCTGTCCAGCAGCTACTTTATCAATTAGTTTATATGGTGAAAATTCTCCCATCCATTGAAAAGATACTATAAAATGATTATAATAATCAATAAACTCTTTCTTTTCGAAACTTCTTAGTGAAGTTGCAAATTCAAAAGTTTTGCCTTCATGTTTATACCATAATGGTTTACTTCCAAAATGATCTCGTATAAGGACAACTTTTGCTTCTTTTATTTTATACCATGCTATAGATCCATGCCAGTCATTTAAACGCAGAAAGTCATAGCCATATTTCATTAGTCCACTTGCTAAAAATTTTGTATCATTTGCATATGGACTATTATACATTTCTCCATTGAAAACTAATTTGTCTCCATTTGACATATGAAAAGGTTGTATTTGTGCTTCACCATTTATATCTAGCAAAGCATGTCCTAAAGCAAGGTGTTCATTTTTCCAAAACCACATTCCGTCTGGACCACGAAATTCCTGCTTTTCCAACATTGGCTTAGCTAAATGATGTCTAGTTGTTCCTACAAATCCGCACATTATGTTTTATTTCTTGATTCCTGATAGTGATACATGATAGGATCATTACATTCCATAATTCCTTTTATAAAACACCATTTATTATCCATTACAAACCAGTTATTTTCGCTATCTGGTATAGAATTAAGTATTTCAGAGAGTGTTCGTTGATCCCACGCCATTGGATTATTTTTCTGATGATTGTGCCATCCTTTAATAATCATTCTATTTATTTCAGTATTCGGTAGATACAGACTACCACTAAGTAATTCCCATTTCTGCATTTGTTTGTGAAAATGAGCATGTGCACCTATTTTCTTATCATCTTCAAACTCTTTCCAAGTAGGTTTTCTAAGAAGTTCAGCATCTGCATCCAGCCAAAATAAATCTTCATCAAACTTTTCCATACACTCTAAGATAAACTTAGGTTTATATCCGCAGTTTTCTTCCCAACTGCCTTGATCGTCTATATGTTCCATATAGTAATCTTGCCCAAATTTTTCTAATGATTGTTTGAGCCTATTTGCTACACCTGCGTAATTAGGTGTGTAATAACTGATTATTTTCATTTATTATTCTCCATCTATGATGTTCAAGTTTAGAATGTTTTTTGTTGCATCGTGAGCATACGTTATATAGAGATCTATTTCCTTTCATTAGATTTTCTCTCATTTCTCGTAGTTTAGGATGTGTACGCCAAACCTCAAAAATATTATCATCTTTAATGTTGCCGAATATATTTGTATCAGTCCAGTCATTACAACATAACTGAATTGTACCATCCCAGTGTATCCATGCTTTTGTAGCTGGTAGGCTACATGGCAGGTTTATCGCTGGATTATCTGTAGCAATAATTCCTTTGTAAACTTCTATTCTATTTTGAACCTGTATTGGAGTGACTGCCCACTCCTCTGGTTTTACACTTTGATCCCAAAAGCGGTGTTGCACTGGATGTCCAGCCATTGTATGAGTAAAATACTCTTTGCGCCATTGAAAATCACCTCTATGCGTATAGGTATTCATAATTACATTATCAAATCTTTTGAATAACCACTTACGCTGCTTTAACTTGTACCCATTTGTTAGAATACGAGTTTTATATTTTCTATTTGAATGATGTAATATTTTCACCATTTCTTCAAACTTTGGATGTAAACTATTTTCTCCTCTACCAGACCAACAAATATGTCCAGTAAATCCTTCTGCGTTTACATCATCTACAAACTTTTGAAATAACTCAACAGACATATAGTCTTTTGTATTAGGATACCCATGACTACGAGGACAATAATTACATGTTTCGTTACATAGTCCTGTTACGTCTATGTTTATTAGTATTAACACTTTCTGTATGTATCCTTTTTCTTTTCTGTTGTATATTCGTAAATTTTCCAAGGAATACCACTTTTATATAATACTCCTGCCCACTTTGCCTCTCGTGGCAAAGGTCTTTTTTCTTCAAATGGGAAAGGTACATCCTTTACCCACACTATAGAGCAGATATCTTTTGGTACTACTCTAGCAATTCTTAAGTAAGTTAATCTTACATTTTTAGTCTTTACATAGGTGAAGACTTTACCATAATTATCTATATAATGCTTGCCATGGTGCTTCATTAGTGCTACTTCATCTTCTAGCATTATTTTAAGTGGATAAATACTTTTCATTGGAGTTTGTAAACGACGAAGTCCTAGTGTTTCTCCACTCATATTTTTATCGTCTAGTACTTGATCCTCTATCCAAGTGATGCCGTCTATAGTGTCGACATCAGCTGTGTGGATTGCAAAGATTGGAAATTGTACCATGCTTCACATACCTCTTCAAATCCTGCGTCTAAAAAAGACAGCTTTAGTAGTATTCTTTCATTCCATCCTGTCTGTACAAAATGTGGTTGAGTTACATCGAGAATTGCAGTTTCATACATATTTAATTCTCGTGTACCTTCATCAATTACCCACTGTATTGGGTATTTACCTGTTAAAACAAAGTTTACTGCACATCGAGTACCTTTATCACTATGTATTGGTAATTCTGTATTAGGAGCTATATAAACAAATCTCCATGACCATTGAAAATTTTCTAGTCCTAGATCATGTACAAAATCTCTTAATTCTGGCTCCATCCAGTGAAAATACTTATATCCATTTATCAGTTCTCCGTCTTTATGAAAATACTGATGCGCCTTGTATTGATTGATCTTAGCTATTGCTAGATACTTGTCTAAATTCAGAGGCGATTTTATTTTTAAAATTTTCTTCTTCATATACGAACACCCAGTTCACTCTACCAGCAGGATCTACATTTGTTCCTACTTCTTTACATCCAAAATCCAAAAATGGTTGTTTACCACCTTCATATGTAATCTCTAACATCATGTTAGGACTACCCCAATATTTAATTGCTACTTCTCGACCTAATATTAGATCACGTGTGGAGCAACCACCTTTGTAGCTTCGTTCCCATGCCTGTCGGCGGAATGCAGGATATCTGTATTCTGTTCCATCGTCCCCAACGAACACTTTTCTGTCGCACAAGGAGTTTGTACCGACCATAAGCTGAGGAGCAATGCCCAGTACAGTATCGTACCACATAAAATATACCTGACTTTCATCGTAATAATACTCCAAATCTTGGTAACAGACTTTATTTCTAACTATAAAGCCGTCAATTCTTAACTGTATAATTCTATACAGTTCATCTTTTGTTAACTCGTTCCAATGTTTAACTACCGAAACTAGCGCCATAATCAAATCCTTCTTGTACTCTGAATTTTGCTTGACCTGCTATTTGTTTAGCAAGTTGCCATTCAGCACATTTATTACATTTTTCACACATTTTCCATTCTTCTACTAATTGATAACCTCTTACACAAGAAAAAGCTAGATCTAATGTTTTTGGCTCTATTCTGCCAATAATTCCTACTATTTCTGATTTTGTAAGATGTTCAAATGGAAATAAGTTTATTGGACTATTCAATAAAACTTTTTTGTGTATTCCGTGTGCATCTATTGCATCACTTTGATACATCTGTATCATTCTGCTAGGATATCTTAGCTGAACTCTCTGCCTAAAGCTATCCTCTGAATTTGCACCCCATACAATATACTTCCAGTCCACTTTTTCGTTGCCTGCAAGTAAGTGAAGTATTGCACTTTGCCATTGAAATACTGCAACCTTGATTGCATTTTTCTGTGGTATTTCAATTTCATCAACTATGAGAGGCACATTGAAATATTCACACTGCTTTCTAGCCCAGTACTCTGAAGCTTTTGCAGTATTGCCATGAACATTATTTTTTAAATGAACTCCAACAGGTTTTAAACCTTTATTTACAGACCACCATAAAGCAGCAAGGCACTCAAAGCCTCCACTAACTGTTACTATTGTGTCCCTGTCGCTCAGATTCATTTATATCCTCTTTCATTTGTTTTGCAACTTCAAACCATTCATTATCGTCTTCACACTTGCAGCTATACATACCTTCTCCGCACTTCTTACATGCAGTATGATACATCAAATAACACATTATGCGATTCCCCCGCTTATATCAGAGATCCACTTCTCTAATAACTCGACTTGTTTTGGTGACATACTTGGGCTTTTTGCCTCACACCAGTTACAGTCTTGACCTATCAGTGTATCAGTCGGTCCGCTATCAGGACAGTCGTGATGCCACCACTCAATATCCAAATTCTTCATAGTCTTCCTTAAAATAATTTTCTATCTTTTTAGTTATAAATTTATTTGCTTTTACTTTTAACTCCTTTGGAGTCTGTAAAGAACGAGAAGGATAGTGGTAGCAGTCTAGATCTTTCCAGATACCCCCATCTTTTCCTTTCTCATCTTCGAGTCGATAGATTCTCGTTCCTCTATCAATAAAATCTACTTGTTTCAACATAAAGGCTTGATACTCTAAATTAGTTGGAAACTGTTTTAACCATTTCCACCACTCTATTTTATCTATAAATCCATCTGGCTCATTGTATTTCATTGCCCATATAGCGTTCTCAGTCCATTCATCAAATGTAATTTTTGTACTTAATAGTTTTCTCCATTTGAGAAATCCAAACATGCTTTCCCATCTTGCTACTGGATGCCTCACTAGAGCTACATGCCTATATCCTGCATATCCAGCTTTTCTATAATCTTCTGCTCTTGCATGTTTATTACAAACTAAAATAGTACGATCTACAAAATAGTTATATAGCCATACTGCTGGAAATTCTAATTTATAGTTCCACATCTGTTGATTTCCAAGAGCTGGATATCTTCTTGTGAGACTATCCTCTAGTGATGTTCCTGCACACTTTGGTATATGTATAAATATAGTTTTCAGCTCTTCTAATACCATTTTTTCATATCCTCTTTAAAATATTCTTCTATTTTTTGTCTATGGTATTGTGATACTTCAACTGAAATAGTTGTTACATTGTCTTTTCTTTCTGGAATACCCAATCGTTTCCATATTGTTCTATCTTCAAGGCGGTGTACTTCGCACTCACCTACCCATTTAAACTGTTGTGTTGTAAATCTTACTCCAAGAAACTTATCTGTAAATTCTTCAAAAGAGTACGGCTCTTTATGAAACTCTCGTATCATCTTGTAGTAACTTACCCATCTATTCACAGGGTGTCTAACCTGTGTTATATATTCATAATCGGGATGAATATCTATGGCATCCCAGTAATTAAAATGCCATGCCTGTAATCCGTCTTTCTCTATATAAGGCGGAAAATTACTAAGTTTTTCAAACTGTATATCAAGATTCCACTCTCTTGTAAGAGATTCTTTTATACTTGTTCCACCCGATTTCGGAATGTGTATAAAGATTAATTTTCTACTGTGTATTATCATAATATGCGGTGAATTTTCCCATAGAATAATCTTCACCTACTTCAAAGTCACAACCAACTGGACAGCCTGGGATTGTACATCCACGATCCATTTGTATGTATTCTGCGAGTTTTTCTTTGTAATGATCGACTTCATCATTCGGTACTTCCGCAAGTATGGAGTCATGAACCAATGCAAATATCTTTGCTTTCATGCCTGTTCGTTGAATATACTTTTGCATGTCGATACCGCCCAGTAGATTGATATCGGAGGCAACAGACTGAACGAGAAAGTTGATTCCGCTCCGAATAGCATGAGAAGCAATTCCTTTATCCTGTGACTTTGCGTCTGGCAATCGTCTCTTTCTTCCGAAGATACTGTAAGTAAACGCATTTGCTGAAATAAATTTTTGATTGTCATCTAACCACTTCTTTAATCTTGGAAAAGCAGCAAAGTAATCTTTAATAACTTTTGTAGCTTCTCCTACTGTAAATTCTTGTCCGCTGTCCTTTGTAACCTGCCAAGAAATTTTACTTGGTCCAGCACCATACATGATGCCGAAAGTAACAGCTTTTGCTTGTTGTCTTTTCTCTTTGTAGAATTTCTCTACATCCTCTACCTCACAGGGTAGGTTAAATACTTGTTTTGCAATCGTACTGTGAAAGTTTCCACCTGATCGAAACACTTCCATCAGACCGATATCTTGTGAAAGAACGGCAGCAACATAAACCTCTGCTGTTGTTAAGTCCATTGCAACAATCTGGCTGCCTTCGGCAGCTTTGATGCAACCTTTCACGGTGGGATTATCACGAGGCAACTGTTGCATATTCAGTTTTCCACTACTGGAGAGTCGCCCTGAAGTCGTGCCATGCAGATTGAAATTTGTTCGTAACCGACTATCACGATCTAAACTTGGAATAATCTTGTCAAGATATGTATTCTTGATCTTAACTTTCTGACGAACCTCTAATATGAGTCCAGGAATCTCATGCTCCTCTGCCAATGTCTGTAAAACTTCCGCATCTGTACTATCTGCACCCGTGCCAGTTTTCTTACCCGTTGGGGCTAGCCCTACATAATCAAATAACAACTCTCTTAACTGTAAAGTACTATTGGGATTGAAAGCACCTTTGTCCTTTATAAACTGCTGGACAGCTGGGTGTTTCTGTAGTGTTTCCACTGCTTCATCAATCTGCTTCGACATAATACTCTGTGCTTCAACGAGTCTTTCTTTGTCAAACGGCACTCCGTTATCTTGAATGTCGAGCAAAAATCTACAACCTTCTAATAAAATATTTGTGTAGACGCCGTATAGTTTTTCGTTCTTGACCAGTGCTGCAGACATTTTTTGATATAAAAGGAACGTAACTACCGCATCCATTGCCGCGTAGTCCTTCATGACATCGAATGGTATCATGCTATAATCAAAGTCATCTTTTAGAATACCATTTTGTCTACGATAAGTTTCTGACCAATCTTCAAGTGTTTTTTCATAGTCCCCATAGGGAGTGTGTTTCATAGCAAGAGTTTTTAGTCCGTGATTGCCAGGATTCTCGTTGAACATATAGTGCATGAGCATGGTGTCTTCAAAACGAGGAAACTTAAATCCAAAGTGATACTCAAACCATGCAATATCAAACTTGGCATTGTGAAATACTACTTTCTTCGTGTTAAATAACTCCTGTAGAAGTTTCTCTACTTCGCTATCTATGCAGTCAGCGTGAATGTAGCAACCATGATCAGGTTCATAGCTGAGAGACACACCAAGCATATAACCATCTCTTGGATATAGGGCGGACGTCTCTGAGTCCATTGCCACAAAGTCGTAAGGACTGCGTAGAGCATCTGATATAAACTTTTTAGCACTTTCTGGATCTGTGATCCCATAACATTTATCATTGTCTAACTTCTCTATTTTTAGCGCACCAGAGACATATCCATTGATACTCTCGATGGCTTCTTCAAAACTTTTCTTGGCTTCAGGTTTAAATCGAATCATTGCAGGATTGATTAGACCGAGAAATTTCTCGTCAATTACTTTTCCATTGTATTCGGTGATTGAAGACTTGCGTGTAAATTGTTTGAAAGGCTCTGACCCCACTAGGACTAGCCATTCATAATCGTCAATATTGATTTCAATATCGACATCTCGTTTTAGTATCTTCTTCTTACTACTGTCGCTGCAAAGTGCAAAACGATCAAAGTCGAAGTCAAGATACTTGTTAAAATCTGTACTTGTTGGTATACTCTCAATTAATGCGACTTTCATACTCTTTATCTATCCATTTTATTATTTCTTCTTTAAATTCTTTTTGTAAACATTCTGTGTATCCGTCAAAAATTTCAGGAACACTCGCTTGTGCTTTTCCTCTCCAGTGGGTTAAAGTATGTTTTTCAAACTCTTGTGCACTGGGTCTATCAGGAAATTTCCATGTCTTTACTAATTCGTAATTTTCCCATGTGCCAGTAGGACGATTTTTTGGGTTGACTGCTAATCCGACTTTTATCCACTCGGGAAAATCATATAAATAAACATAGTTTGAAACAGGATATTTACATGCAGGACAAGGACTTTCTGTCATTACATTAGGTCTGTGAAACTCATGCCCGCACTCAATACATTTAAAATCAATATTTCTAATATTATTAAATCTAACAAATTCTATATGCTCTGGTATTCTAGATTTATTATCTTCATACCAAGTATCTGCTTTGCTTGCTTGATGAGTATTTTTAGAAATATTATTATTTGCTAAATAATTTTCAATCATCTTTGGAGTCCATCTAGTATCTGTAAATGTTTCATTAAATACTTTACAGATTTGAGGAGATGTAAAGCCTTCGTTACGTAGTTCTTTAAGAAGTTCTATTTCTTCCTCAGTCCACTTACGTACTTCTCCTGCTTTTCTTCTTTTAGTTGATCTTTTTATACTATGTATATCACGATAATTTTGTTTTCTTAGTGTCGCTGTTCTACCTCTGACTTTATCTTGGTGGTATTCTCTGTACTCTGTACCAAATGTTTCCGTCAAGCGTATAGCAATTTCATCGTTAGATAAATCCTCTAACATTCCGTCTATAATTACATTATCTTCTTCTCTTACCCAATTATTACCCATACAATCTCTTTCTAACCTTGTCTACTGTTGATTGATTCATATTGCCAGGATCTTGTCCATCTTTGAGTGTTATGATTTGCACTGACATTTCCAACTTCTCTGCTAATCCTTTGGTTGCCTCTGCTGCTTTGCGTCCTGCATCATCGCCATCAAACATGATGTCCAGTCCTCTGACTCCTTGTAATTTAAGTAAACTGAGTTTAACCCAGTTCATTTGGTTTGTGCCGAAGCAACAAACTGTGTTCTTGAGACCTTTGTCCCAAAGGTTGAGAGCATCAAAGATTCCTTCAACCAAAATAACTCTGTTCTGTATCGGTTTAACTTTCGCTGGACAGAATGGCATTTGTACTCCTTGTGGATAGATATAGTACTTGTTCGGTCCTACATCATTAATCATTCTGCCTATTAGTGCTACTGTTTTCCCAGTTATATCTCTAATTGGAAAGATGATGCGTCCTTCGAACTTTGGAGCATCCCATGTGAAAGCGTCCCAAATCTCAAGTGTTTTAGCACTGATTCCTCGGAACACACCACCTTGCCATTTCAGTCTTTCTTTTGGGAGAGTTAGACCGACTGTTTGTGATCTGATTTGTAATACTTTTTCTTTTATTCTATGAATCCTTACTTCTAGTGGAGACTGTGGTGCTCCGAAGTAGGTAAAAATGTTTCCTTTAAAACCACAAGGAAAACAATTAAATAAACCTGTAACTCGATCAACTCGCATTGATGGGTTACTATCATCATGCTCAGGATTTAAACATGATATAAGGCAGTCTCTACCACTGTGGGTAAATCTTATGCCTTTTTCTTGTAAAAATTCCTCTGCTGTCATATGATATTATTATACACTATTTTTAACTGTATGTCAAGAACTATATTCGAGTATGTATCTTTGGGCTGCATACTGCTTACCTTTTTCGGGGAAGTACATTAGCTCTGTTTTGCAATTTTGATACTTCTTGATTTTTTCAATCCACCACTCTATTGGTTTGAGAGTTACATGAGCATTGCTACCATCACTCAGTGTGGCTCTTGCTGGGAAACCTGCTATAGTTGCAAACACAAACTTCATGTTTGGATTTGCATACCAATACTCAAAAGTTGCATCTATTTCATCTTCTGGAATATGCTCTAGCACATCACAGGATACAACTGCATTAAACTCACCTACTGGTGGTTTCTTTTCAAACTTTGGTATTCCAATATCATAAAATATAACTTTAGTAGTGTCCCAAAGTCTATGTATTCTTCTTTTAGTGTAAGGATATGCTTTACCGCATCCAAAGTCTAGTATGCGAACATCGCCTGCAAATTCAAATGTTAGATCTTGAATATTCCAAACCCAATACATAACTTGCTCACCAATCATCATACCAATATCTTTATTGGCATGAATCATACGATATTCGTCTTTTAAATAATCTGTTGCTTTTTGTGTAATCTCAACCATTTTGCTTATGTTTCCAAGGAAGTGTGTCTCCTAATCTCTCGTATTCTTTAAACTTAGGATCATCTTCATAATACATAGATTTCCATACCAGTTCTGCCATTTGAAACCAAATAGCTACGATTCTATCTCTTTCAGCTTTGTCTCCCCAAAGGTAAAACATAAGCCACCATTCTTCATTAAATCTGCACACTCTTACTTCTTGATCCCATAACTCAGGCAATTCACTTAGTACTCTAAGTCTTTGACTTCCTGCAATCGGGTACCAATTTGGCATACAGAGAAAAGGAGATCGTACTCCTTCATTCTTTAGAGCTTCTCGTAGAGGCTCATTTGGTGGAACATTCATAATATTTTCTTTTACTTTTTCCTGTTCCAATAACCATCCAATAGTTCTTACATACCAAGTATGTGGTGGTAGTGGCACTAACTCTGCCGTTTTTCTACTTACTCTATCATCCGCCACTGTTATTTATCTCCCATATTTCATCATTCCAATAGTCTTCAAAGATTATTCTAAATTCCTCTATGTCAGGAACTGGCATCCACCTAGGTAGATTATTACAATATTCTCTATAAGCTTCTTGTAACTGTATTTCTGTATATAGAATCATGTCTATACTTTCTCCAAATAAGGAAACCATGTCCATAAGGTGCACTTTTGCATCTATCATAAATCATATGTGCTTTCTCCAGTTTCCATTGTTTCTTTTAACTCAGCTCGTTCATCGGGATCAATAGCGGTTTGTGGTCCGATCTTTAATGATTCCCAGTTCATAGTCGAGGTGAATCCTTCTACTTTTCCATTTCTCATTTTAGTACATACAAACTTGATGCACTGTTCTTGATCTCCCCAATGCTGAATACTGTAAGCAGCATCTACTGCATCGAGAATACCTTTTGAGAATCTGACTTCTCCTTTTTCGGAAGTCTGGAAAGCTGACACGATTAAACATTTTTCTTCTTGTGCCAACTGTTTTAAACCTTTTGAAATCTCTATCTGTTCAGTCCAGTCATACTGACCTGAACGACTTGGAGCGTTGTGGCGTTTAACTTGGTTGAGGTAGTCCACGATTATCAGACCTAAGTCTGGTAACTGAAGTCGTTTCTGACGAACAATGTTTACGATCTTTGAGAGAGTGAGTCCAGGATCGTAATGAACGTCTATTTGTGCACCAGAGGTCAACTTGTTTCTTGTGAGTTCACGGTGAAACTTGTCAAAGTCCCTGTGCTTGGAGAAGTTTGCTAAGTGCATACCTCCATTTTCAAAACGGTTTGCCCACCACTCAGCAACGAGATCCCACTCTTTATCAAAGAGTTTTCTTCTCGAAAGCCTACTGATAGGCACTCCAGTAGCCATTGCACACATACGTTGCAAGATGGCTCGTGAATCCATTTCTATTGTAAAGTAGAGTACACTGCGTCCACGTTCGTGGGCAGATACTGCCATATTACAACAGGTAAAGGATTTGCCTCCGCCTCGATAGCCGCCAACAACGACCAAATCTTTGGGAGAGAATGTAAAACCGATATCATAATCTTGATTGAGACCCAATGGAAGATGTTTCTTGAGATCTTCTTCGTCATCAAAGAGTTCGACGTAGTTCATGTTTTCTGCGTCGTCGTTTACGTCAACTCTATCTTCAACCTGAACTACAATCTCCTGCAAAAGATCAATGTTCTCTTTTGCATCGGAGATTGCAATGGTTTGTTCCACGTAATTTTCAATACGGGCTAGTATTTCATTTTGGGTAAATTGATTTTTTAGGTAATCTAAAAGGATGTGTGGCTCGATGTCTGTATCGACTGCCTCGATTGCATAGATCTTTTCTTGCAATTCCCTAGAGCGTATCTCTAGTTTTAGTTGTTCAAAGGTGGGAAGTTCGTGGTATTTGTTCACATGCTTATCTACTATAGACCATAGCTTTTGATACTCTCCTTCTGGAAAGTAGTGTTGCTTAAGATGATTCCATGTGTCAAAATCACCAAGCGATATAATTTGTTTTAGTAATCCACTCTCTAATGTCAAAAAACTCTCCCGAACAAAAATAAGCGGGGCGAACCCCGCTTAGTTGTGTTTATAATTTACTTCTCTTTACGAGCTGATCCATCGTAGTCAGCGCACTGAAGACCTCTTCTGGTCAACATTGTTTTAACGCCTCTTACAGTTTTGCCGATATTGTCAGCAATTTCTTCGACACTCATGTCGCTGATATCTAAGTCAGCAAGTGGATCGGACTTGCTTGTTCCTTTTGTATCTCTTTGTTTTGGTATAGCATTGATTTCACCTGCTCTAAGAAGTGAAAGTGCTTTACCTCTGATTGAATTTACTGATTTGCCTAGGGCATCAGCAATTTCTTCGATAAAAGAACCACCGTTAACCATGTCAACGAATTGTGATTCTTCTGATTCAGTGTAAGTCTTTACAGTTTCAACTTTAGGAGCTGGTTTAACATGCTCGGTAAGTTGCATAGAAAGAATTTTACCTTGAATTGACTTAGCAGAGAACTCTCCACCAGCAAAGTTGCTAGCGATTTCTGCATAAGTGTAAGAGCCTGAATTGTCTGTTACAAAAGCTTGTAAAGTTGCTTCTTGCTCTGATGTGAATGATTTGCTGTTACCTGCTGAAGCAAGTTCTACATCAAATCCCATTTTTCTTAATTTTGATGAAACTGATCTAACAGTAGTTTCAAGGTTTTCAGCAGCGTCAGCTACTGTTGACTGAGAAACTGGAGATTCGTTACCAACGAAATCCACTAACTGTTGAGTTCTTTCATCTGTCCATTTAGGTAATGCCATTTGTGTTTTCCTCTATTAAATGTCTAATGTTTGTTATTATTATGACACCTCGTTCCCGAGCTGTCTGTGTTTTGGCTGACTCAATTCCACTCTCATTTACTAAGTGAGTGCAATCTTTAGTCAGACTGGGTTTAGTTATAAATCCGAAATTTTTGAGAACTTGTTCTGCATGAGCCTTAGTCGGATAGCTTTTCAACTTACCAGTAATGCAGACAACTCCTTGAACCTTTTCTATTTTATTTACTTTCTTAACTTTCCAGTTGAAAGGTAATGAGTCTCTGTATTTGTTGGGTTTGAACTCTGTTTCTAACCAAGACAATAGATTAGCAGTCGCTTTCGGACCAATGCCCGCTTCTACACAAGTAGTCTCTGATATCTCATCGACAGATGTGATACTATCGCATAATTTTTGAGAAGCCGATTGACCGATTAAACTGATAGAGAAAGCTGGCAGTAATTCTTGCAAGCTAACGCTTTTAGACTTTTGTATTTCGTCAAACAATTTACTTGCCAGTTTCTCAGATCCTATTCTATCAACTAAGTCATCAACAGATAACTCATACAGTTCTGGATAATCCAAAACTTGCAACTTTTCAATAGTTGCAGGACCAAGTCCTTTGATTTTTAGAGTGGAAGCAAAATGAGACAACTTTTTATCCCACTGTTCAGGACAAGCGTAGTTCCTGCAGAACAACTGTTCATTGACTAACTCAAGAACAGAGTCACATGCGGGGCAACTTGTCGGTGGTATAATTTCTCTCAAATTGTTTCTCTCTCAAATATTTATATATTATATAGAAATCTTGACCAAAAGTCAAGAATTATTTTTGAAAATGTGGCAAAAATTTTCAGGAACAACTTTACTCATCCTCATAGACATAGGTGTCTGCGTGGTAGTTTCGTTTTAGTTTCCATTCAAACCACATGACTTGTAATTTCTTAAACCAAGATTTTATCATATTCATTATCGTAAATGTCCTTAATTATGTACTCACCATATGCTTGATGAGCATCTTCAAGAGGATGATCTCTTCGACCCATCTTGTATCCATGTTTTAGTGTAAAGTCATACATTCCTATCTTTTCTGTAAGATGTGGAAGTTCTACTAAGTAGTCTTCTCTAGTAAGAGTAACAGTAGGACTCCATATGATATTTGCAGCTTCGAAGTATTCTTCATCTAAAAACTTAAAGAAAGGCTTATACTGCCCATCAGAAAAGTTATAATAAAGATAAGGAATGTTTTTAGCTTGTAAAAAATATTTTAGTCCTATCATGTAATTTAAAGTAGTTTTTAGGTTATACTTTACACTTTTAAACTTTGCCCATCCTTGTAGAACTTCTTGTTCGGTATCTGTAACGCCAGGGTGGTGATGAAGAACTGATCTTGTTACATCTGTGAGTCCTGTTTTTAAATTACAGTACCAATTTGACCAATTCATTTGTCGCCAAGTATTTTCCATTCGCATTAAATACTCTTGGCGATTAATACCAGACCACATAATAACTACTAAATCTGGTTTATTTTTTAAACAATACTCTATCGTTGTTCGGTAGATTCTATCATTTGATCCACCTACTTTAGCATCATTTATAAACTCTTGATTAAAATGCTCAGATACTTTATTTACAAAGTTACTATTCTTCTCTGTGAGTTCATAACCTTTTACAAAGCTACATCCATTCCAATAGATCAAAATACTTTCACTCCGTATTTCTTTTCAAATTCTAGTGCGTCCTCCCATGTATTTACCATTGGTTGACCTTTAATATTCAAACTTGTGTTTAGTAACATAGGACATCCTGTTCTTTCGTAAAATTCTTCTAGTATAAGTCGCAATCTGGAGTTATTCGATGGACGTACGATCTGTGTTCTACTTGTTCCATCCACATGTATGACTGACGAATAATCATGCTTAGCGACTGTAGTATACTGCATATACTCATTTGCTTCTCCATAAAAATAATCGTTAAAATATTCTGCTAAAATAGCAGGTGCAAAAGGTCTAAACTGTTGCCTTCTCTTTATCCTATTAACAGTTCCTTTAACGCTATACCTTGGATCAGCAAGCAAACTGCGATTACCCAAAGCACGAGGACCAAATTCAGCTCTTCCATTTGCAACTCCTACTACTTTATGTTTTAATAAATGATCAACTACTTCTCTAGGATTTAATCTATTATCAATTAAATATCCAAGAAAGCAGTCTTTAAAATCTATATGTTGTCTTGTTTCGCATAATATTGCACCAAGACTACTGCCAGCATCGCCAGGATTAGGAAATATCCACATATTCCTAAACATGTTTCTTATTTTAGCGTTTGCCACGCAGTTGAGAGCGACCCCGCCCCCATAAATTAAGTCTTTTCCATACTGTTTTGCAATCTGCATAATCCTCATAAGTTCATTTTCTAACTCAGCTTGTGCAGATGCGGCGATATCATATGGATGAACGCCTTTGAAATCTTCAACCTTAAATCCTTTGTGCCAGTTATAATGTGGGTACCATACCCACTTTAGATCTAATACTGGCTCTCCAAATGCTGCCATACCCATTGTTATGTACTCATCTTCATTTGGCTTCAATCCTATTCTTTTAGTAATTGCACTATAGAATAGTCCAAGCGAATAAGGATACTGCCTACTGTAGACTTTCACTCCATCTTTCCAGATGGTGACAGTATCCCATTCACCAATAGCGTCTATTACAACGCATACTGCATCCTTAGTATCGAATGGGCAGGTAAAATAGCCTGCTGCCATATGACTTTGGTGATGTTTGACGAAAGGATATTCTGGAACCTTTACAGGAGCCATGTTGAATTTCTCTCGTCTTTGATTTTTAAGTGCCACATCTTCGTAGAAAACTGTTTTTTCAAAGCTATGACATTGTGCTAATTTTGGATCTAAATGCTTGTCATTTTTGATGCGAGAGAATCTCTCACTATGACTAGCGAATGTAATTTGATTGTTACTTACAAAAGCAACTGCGGCATCATGAAAGCCTGAACTAATGCCCCTGTATTTCATAAAACTTTAATTCCTGTTTCCAATTCTTTTTATTAAGTTCGTGATAACCTGATCCCTGTTGAGCCAGTATAATTCTACCCCCATCCATATCAATACGGATACTATCGGTGGTATAAACCTCACCATGTCTGTTGTAAAATATTCCAACTATTTCTCCTTTTGTATCTTCTGTAGGTAATGCCTTAATTAACGCTATCAGTTCTTCTTTTCTCATAAATTACCCATCTATTTGGATCATAAAATTCTTCATTATGAATATCAAATGCTAGTGATATTCTTGGTTGTTCGTACTTATTTACAGGAACTGCATGATTCATCTTTGATGTAGTTAATACTAGAGTTCCCACTTTATTTTCAATTAAACCTACTTCATATTCTGTTGTGTTCTGTGCACCCGCTAGGAATATATTTCCCACAAGAAAACTCTCGATGAGAGAGTGTCTGTGCCATCCTAAAGATTCATTTTTTCTTAGAACATTTGCCCAACACTGAATACATAATAGATCTGGAATAAGTCTAGTAAACTTATGTTCCCAGTCTATTGCTTGAAATTCTTTTGTGTTTAACCAATTAAAAACTGAATATTGTCTAGTTAGACCAGTATATGCACTTTTTAATGGGTTAGGTATATTTAAAACTTCTTGTTCTTTATCTAAGATAACTTTAACAAGATACTCACTTTCTTCTTGTGTTAGAAAATTCTCTATCTCTAAGA